AATAGTTTTAGATGAGAATACTGAGGCACTTGCTGATAATATAGAAAAAGTAAGACAACTGAAGAAGGAGGAATTGGGGAAGTCTATAGAGCAGAATGCCAAGTTGGTTGAATTGTATAACAGGAGGATTGAAGAGGCTAAGTTCTGGTCCGGTGCGTTAGAGATTGCGCTTAAATCTTTGACTGCTGTTTTTGATACATGGATAGCTGCTTTGAAACTTGGTTTCACTTGGGAAGTAAAGTTTTTTACTTGGCCTATTAGGGCCATAAATCTTTTAATTCAAAATATAACTTATCTGAGGCAAGCATATGGAGATTTATTTAACTCTATCGTAGAAGGAATAGATTCAGTTGTCGAAAGCTTTTCTAAATGGGTAAAATCATTTAGTAAGGATTCGGATAGCATACAGAAAGCAACGGAGGAACAAACACAAGCATTTATTAGGATGGCCAAAAGCATTGACGCCCTTGCTAAGACTGAAGGTATTAAGAAGAGTGTTAATGAGATAATAGCGGAGTTAGAAAGGTTTAGTGGACAGAAACTTGATTCTAAAATTACAGAAGCCGTTAAGGATTCTTTAAAAGAAACTATAGTGGTTTTGAAGGAGACAGAGAAGGAATATAGTGAGACTTTTGACAAGCTCCCTGATGTTTTCCGTGAAATGTACAATAAGATGGATGCTATTAGAAAGGCTGATTTTGCTAAAGTATTGAAGCAAATAGCAGCAGAGGAAGCAGCTTTTGAGAAAACTGCTAATTCTATAGGAATAACAGAGGAAGAAAAATATGCTGCTTTGGCTGCTATTAGAGCTAGGCATTTAGATAATTGGGTTAGAGATCAAAATAAAGAGGTGAAAATAAATGAGGATACTCTGAGGATAGAACTTGAGAATCTGAAGTATTTTGAAGATCAGGCAGAAAGGACATATCAGAATAGAACTAGGGTTCTTACTAATCAGTATCTAGCGGAGAGTGAAGAGGCGAATAAAAATGCTAAAAAGAAAATAGAACTTGAGAATTGGTTCTCTAGTGAGATGATAAAGGCTGCGGAAGAGAGGGACAGAAGATTAGCTGCTTTGGAGCAGTCTAGGGTTGAAAAATTTCAGCAATTGGAGAGACAGAATGCCAAAGAAGCCGTTAAGATAAGCAAGGAAATATATGAGGATATAGCTTCTCAGCTTCAAAAACAGATTGATGAGACCAAGAAGAAAAGAGAAAAGCTTTTAGATGATATTGTTGATGTGGAGAAAGACCACAGGGAAAAACTCAGAGAGGTACAAAAACTTACGCTTTCTGATGATGAAAAATGGTTGAGTGATAGGCAGGAAGCATATAGACAATGGCAGTTAGGTATCGAAACAGGAGATAAGGAGTATTTTGATAAAGCTAGGGAACTTGCTGCTGGTTTAGCTAGGGAGGTGTCTAATTCTCAGGGAAAGATTGTAAGATCAGTGGAGGATACTAGTAGGGAAGCGCAGGTTTTGATGACTAGTATTTTTGAAGATGAAATGATAAAGATGAGGCAGGCAGTTAAGGATACTGAGGCTGAGACTGCTAATTTATCTACTACCTTGGAAGGGGTAAAGCAAAGGTTATTTGAATTAAGGGAAGAAATCAACCAATTAAACTCTACTGAATTGATATTGGAGACTTCTAAAACGGTTAATAATATTGAAGAGGTTTATGATATAAATCATAAGTTTAAAGAGGAGTGGGATGATTTAAAAAGTAAAGTTATAACTCTAACTGTAAAGTATAATTATATAAATGCACCTAAGCCATCTGGTGCTGCTGAAGAGGCTACTATAGGTGAGGGGGAAGCTGCTGAATCTCCTGTTACTGATACCGTAGCTGGTGGTAGATGGGGTGGAATAGTTGGTAGAGCAGTAAGAAAAGCACTTGGGGGAAAGTTACCAGGTTATGGTGGAGGGGACAAAGTGAAAGCTCTCCTAGAGCCTGGTGAATATGTAGTAAGGAAAGAAGCTGTCAGTAAGTATGGTGAGGGAGTTTTTAGTGCTCTAAACAATATGGCTGTTTCTGCTACTGATATTGGATCAGAAGTGGCACAGAGACTTGGTGGGATGATAAAGAAATCATTTCCTAAAATGCAGCCTGCCCCTGCGTATGCATCTGGTGGGAGAGTGTTGTCTACTGCTTCATCTTCTGGTACTGTAATAAATCTCTACTTGCAACCTAAATTTCTTACTGGAGATAGGTCTTCTATGAGGCAGGCTGCTGTGGAGATAAAAAGAGCGCTGTCCGATTTAGACAATAGATGGGGAAAGAATAATGGCTAAAGTAAAGCTTTTCACATATAATTTATTGGATCTTTCTGGTGCTAGTGTTTCAGTGACTGGGACTGCTGATTCTGGTTATCCAGAAAGCAGATTGTATGACCGCTCTATTGATTTTTATTGGAAGAAGACGGCAACAGAAACTACAACGGTGCAAGTGGATCAAGGGGCCTCTGGCAATCTATCAGTTGATGTGTTGATAATAGACAAGCACAATTTTAATGGGAAAGCAATGCAATGGCAATATTCCGACAATGGATCATCTTGGACAAGTGCTGTAACAGATTGGACCCAGGGAGATAATAACCAAATAGTCAAAACTCTTGATGCTGCTATAACTCATAGGTACTGGAAAGTTGTTATTGCGAGTGCTGCCAATCCACAATGTAGTGAGGTGTACATTTCAGGAGGCTACGAGTTTCAGGTTAGATTTGATGAACCCCCGGAAGATGGGGATATTGAAAATGTACTTTGGAACAGAACTCTTGGTGGGCTTGAAAGATCGACTAAATTAGGAGATCTGATAAGAGGTAGGTCATATTCTGTTTTTCTTACCCCTGCCAATCTTACATCTTGGAGAACTGCAATATCCTACTTAGATGAATACTCTCTACCATTCTATGTTAAAGATCATGAGGACAATTATTGGTTAGCTAGATTTAATAATGGTGTACCTAGGGGACAGTACATAACCGAGGAGCAACAAACTAAAAATTTTGACTTGATCGAAATTCTATGAAAACTTTAAGTGCCTACAATCAGACTGCTATTGATAATCCTAATGTTTCTCCTATCCGTTTGCTTAAAATAGAGTTTACTGGTCTTACTTTGTATATGTGTGATAGGAAATTTGGTGATTCTGGTAGTGAGTTTGTGTTTAACAGCCAGATTTATGAACCTATGATTCTAAATTGGGGAGATATTAGATATGGAGAAATAGGACAGTTCAGCAGAAAAGGAACACCAGGAGATTTTTCCTTTACTGTGGATAATACAATACCTGTAGGTGGGGGTAATTCGTTTACTTCATTATTCAATACGTACAGGATATCTTTTGCAAAGGTTACTGTATATGATACTTATGAGGGGGCAAGTGTAGCAGGAGATTTGGTGACAAGGTTTGTTGGTACGGTAGAAGATATTGATATGTCTTTAGAGAATGTGGTTGTTCATTGTACTAGTTATGAAATATCTGTTATAAATAAGGTATCATTTAATTATGTTACTCAGGATAGTTATTCATATGCTGATCCTGATGAATTTGGTAAAATACTACCAATTGTTTATGGTGAAGCTAAAAGAGTTCCCTTTAGATCAGTAGATGCAGGTTCTGTTAGTACTTTAGTTGATGGTATAGATGCTTCTCAGGTATATGTAAATGTGAGTGATGCCTCTAGCTTCCCTGTAGGTGGGGGTACTATTCAAATTGATTATGAGGAGATTACTTATTCATATGTAACAGGCAACCAGTTTGCTGGATGTACTAGAGGTGCAAATGGAACGGATGCTCTTACTCATCAAGAGGGAACTACAGTAGCAGAGATTCAATCTCAATATTTTTATATTATTGATCACCCTGTTAAATCTATTGATGCTGTGTATGTTATTCATAGAGATTCTGGTGATAATATTCTACAATCTCCTACAATATATACTCTATATACTGGACAGACTGGGGATGAACATGCTTCTTATCCAGGCAAAGCTGTAATACGATTCAATACTATTCCTGTGATTGGTGCTCAAATTAACATCACTCCTATAGATACTATAGATGTGGTTGATACTACGGATGTTGATGACACCATCGATGTTTCGGACACAACGGACGTGGATGAGGGCAGCCATGCTCATGGGGGGGATACTTATGATATATGGCATATGGAATATGGCACTGTACTATCAGGATTTGTAGATGATGGTACTTATGATCAACGCAGTAGTGTTCATAATGCAAGCAATGGGGATATTGGTAATTATGCTTCTTTATACCATCCCCCCACTACATTACAGATACAAAAGATTTATACGGAACAGGGGCAGGGCACACCATCATACTATAGAGTATGTATGGCAATATCATGGTCAGATTCTATGGTAAGATGTAAATTTACTTGGAATAGTCATTATGTACAATCTTCTATAGCAGGTACTGGAATTTTTAAGTCGTCTTGGTATTCTACGACTTTAACGTGGGCGCTAATAAACAACATAAAAGGCACAATAGAGGTTATTAATGCTGGTAGTACAGCTGGGGTAATAACGGTAAGAGATGCTTGGATAGAATTTATCAGGTCGGAGACAGTTGAAGGGCCTGCAACTGGTGTTGAAAAAGTTGCTGTTGCATCTAAAGTTGGTGCTGCTGTGAAGGATGGCACTGTAGTAAAGATTGGTACTGTAGAGTTAATTGGCAATTCAGTTGCAGACACAGTAATAGGTGGCAAGGTTTCAGCGGATGTACAAGGGTGGAGAGCAGATGCTTCAGGGGATTATGGCACCGAAAATTCCCTTATACAAAGACCTGACTACGTATTTAAACATTTTTTGGTTAATTATTGTGGTCTAACAATAGCTGATAATATCAATGAAGCTGTGTATAATGCTTCTGGTACTGGTTATATTACTGATGCTATCAATTTGTCGGTCGTATTGATGGAGAGACCCGACCTACTGGATCTATTAGAATCAATGGCTGTTCAAGCAAAATCGTATCAATTTTGGGAATCTGGTCAGCACTACCTGCTTAGAGCTTCATCTGCTGAAGTTACGGACAAGATTATTGAAGAGGGCAGAATTGATATTAGCTCAGTGAAAGTGGCTTACACGCCTAGAGCAGATTTGTTGAATAGATACACTGCTAACTTTGGAAAAGAATGGGTAGGTGATTATGAATCAAATGTAGAATCCTATAAGAGTGTGATCCAATTAGGGTCTTCCGAAAGCGTTACTGTGTATGGTACTTTAGAGAATGAACCTATGGACTTTCCGTTTATTAGGAGTAGTGACCAAGCGGGCAAAATAGTTGATTGGTATTTAGATAATTCTAAATTTCAGAGGTTGATAATTCAATTTTCAGGTGGTCATTGGTTCTCTGATTTAGAAAGAGGGGATATAGTTGAATTTATTTTCGATTCTGGAAGTGCGTTGGATAAACAATTATTAGGATTGGTTGTAAGTGAATCAGATCAGTTTAGGGTGACGGATATTGTTGAAGATGAGACAGGGACTTTTCATATAACAGTGTACAAATATGTCCCTCTTGCCAATAATTCAGATATTTTTTACCCTGCGGTAACAGGAGATGATGGGTATGTAGAGAATAGCGTTTTTCATTCAGGCACTTATTTTTTGCCTATTGGTAGTGCTGTTAACAGTTTTACCACTGAGTACATTTGGGATGGTGATGCGAAATATGGGTATTATGGATTTTATTTGTGTACTGTGCTTACTTACGACTCTAATGGTTTTCTGCATACTTCTTTTGGGTCTTGGGGTGGATCGAAAACTTTTTATCTTACAAATGCATCAGGGGCTTGGACAGATGAAGTAATTGTATCTGAAGTGGGTTTTTCACCTGGAGTTGTATTAGAAGATGATAACCCAATATCTTTAATAAACAGGTCTTCTTTTACTCCTGATAGAATTACTGCTTATGAAAAAAATGGTTCTTGGACAGCCACTTTAATTGATGGCACTTCCACCGTGCAATTTTATTTTCCTGCCGTCTCTTTTATTCAAGATTCATCTAAGAACACCCATCTTGCTACAGTAGCTACTGGTAGTCAAATAAGATATTATGAAAAAGCTTATGGGGGTAATTGGAGTGGGGAGAATGTGTCCTCTCCTTATATGACATGTAAAGGAGTTAGTATACTCGAAGATGAAGGAGACATTTATATTTTTGAATGTGGAAACTATGCAGCAATAAGGTGGCACAGCAACGCTGGTGGATCATGGGCAGTGTCTACTAATTCATCACTACCTACTTCAGGTAACATAAGTTGGGTAGAATCATTTTTTGATAGTTCAGGTAGGATAGTGTTAGCGTTTGCTTCAACAACTTGGCTTGGTGTTATAAGGTATGATGGCAGTTGGTCCACAGTTTTCGCTTTGGAGTTTAGTAGTACTGCTGCTGACTGTATGGCAGCTTCTATGGATAGTAACAATAGTATACATCTCTTTTGTAATGCTTCTAGTGTTACATACTATTACATTATCGATTCAGATGGTTCTTATACAGTGGAAAATCTCAATCAGACTGAAGGTCTTATATATGAAATAGTTACACCACAGTTCGCTGCTCCTAGATATTCTACAGAAGCGATAAATGCTTTTATTGCTCCTTCTCAAAAATGGATATTTCTTTTCTCTAGACCTCTTTAGGTGCATATATGGCTAAAACTTTTATTAGATTTACCAATGTGACTATACCAAATGCTTCTACAATACAGGGGGCATTTGTGGAGTTTACTGCATATACAGGATTTTCAACTAGTGGTGTTACTACTACATTGTATTTTGTTGATGCAGATGATCCTGACTCGCCTACAGATGAGACTGAATTAGAAGCTTTTTCCTTAACTTCAGGAGTATCTTGGTCAGGTCTTACTTCTTGGGAAATAGGGGAATCTTACTATACTCCTGATCTTAAATCTATTTTGCAGACCGTGATTGATAGAAGTGGATGGGCAAGTGGGAATGCACTCATTTTGATTATAGATGGCTCTGCTTCCCCTTCTTATATATCAAGGAGAGCTTCTTCCTACGATTATGCTTCTGCTGTTCAAAAACCTGCTCTTAATGTTTCATGGTATTCTGATGTTGTTTCAAAGATAGATAATACAAAATGGCAGGTCAAGCAAATTGATGAAGGCACCGCTATAGAAACTTCTTGGGCTGGAAGTGATACTTGGAATATGAATATCTATGCGAGTGCAGGAGGTGGAAGTCTTAGTGTCAGAGGAAATTGGTACTTGGGGTACAGACCAGGGGGTATGGCTATAACGCATGATGCTTTGGCAGAATGTGGTTCTAATCCCCATCTGAAACTTTTTGCTTCTGATGGGATACTTTATGAACACAATAACTATGTGTCAGGTACTGAATTTGAACCTAATTGGACAGGACGTATTGGTGATATAAGCTATTTTCAATTACTACTTGCTGGAGCAGCAGATCCTTTTCATGTAACTGGT